GTTTGACCCACCTTAAATACTCTTCTTCGGTCATCTGCCTCTGTTGAGTTTGTTGGGCCACAACATATCAAGCAATACGTATGATCGCGTTACTAGCGTCTGCTGTAGGGAACGTAATAGTAAAGTCCCCAGCGGTGCTGGTTTTATCGCCACCAAAAGCCAAAGTGCAGACGGACGTATCACCTGATGTATCCTCATTGAATATCAGTGCCCCATTAGCTGTGATTGTGCTACTGGAAAAAGTTACGTCGGCAAAGTCTGTAAACGCCGTAGTGCTACTTGTGCTTGGGTCTACACGAGTTAGCGTAGCGCCTTTTGCTGTATACCCTGTACCAGACACTTCATTAGATGTTGAATAAGCGGTAGTGCTAGCACCTAGAGATGCTGAACTTGTGTATAGAGCTATCTTGAAAGTGTCACCACCAGAGTTCAAAAAATTATGCTTTGCTTCCAAAAGTTCTTTTTTGAAACTGGTGCACATAGCGGTTGATATAGCCATTAGACTCTCCTAAGTATTTCAGCCATATCTTCATGGCCTTGTTTCAACAACTCAGCGATTAACGTAGTCCTATCGCTTTTTATTGCTTCTTTCATGTACAGACAAACTAGCGTTTGTACCATCTCTTTGAATGCTTCTGCTTGTTGAGCTATAGCTGGATGACAATTGCTTCCAACGCTCACGATGCGATTAGTGGCCTGTTCAGCCCAATACTCTGGATCATGTCCTTTATATTCAGTGGTAGCTACTGCAACCTGCCCTATTTCCATTTCTGGTGCTTTTACAAACATGTTACGTAACTGCCTGACTATACTGACCTTCTCTGTACGTATCTCCACGCAACTTACCGTCACCTAGTACTTTCAACAAAGTAAGTGATTGACCGAACATTTTGTCGTACATTGCAACTAGGTCAGGCTCACCTTTTGTAAAACGTATTGCTTCAACCAGAGAGCCGTTTAGTAATGCAGAGTCAAAGTTTTCACCCAACCACGGTAGCGTGCTAGCAGTGACAATAGATTCTGGGTAATACCCATAATGCAGTTCTACAGTTAGATCAGCATTCGGCGTAGGCCCAAGAATAAACGTCTCATCATTAAAGTTAGCGTAGTGTTTAGGAACACCTGTAGATGTGGGTGTGGGGTACGCTTCACGAATGAAGTTAACGTCCTTATTAAGCAAAAAATCAAAAGACCCATCACTGTTAACTACAGCCAAACTATAAGTGTATAAATAGTCTGATGGCACAGCTAAATACTTGTTACCGTTAGTAACAGTGCCAGACACATTTTTTCTTAACGACGGAAGCTGAACAGTGTTGTAGATAAACTGTTCTGTCTGTTGCACAAACATAGCAAGCTGGTCACTTGTAAATGTGGTTTCACAAATGTCCTGTATGTTCGCCGTTAACTGTGAGTAGGTCATACTCATAATTTACGCCATAGGCCCACGGGCCATAGTTCCTTTTGTAGCTGCACCTGTGCCGCGAATCTTTATGCCCGTGGTCTTAACATTCTTCATGTCTGTCTTAGGAGCATTTTTCACCGGCTTCACTGTGCTCATATTTTTCATAGGATCACCTAAGTTGTTGTTACCGTTACTGTACCTACTTCCCCTGTAGCAACAAGGTCATTAGGTGTTAAACCAAACGGGTCTCTGCCCACACCGACAGGGTTAAACCCATATTGTATTTGCCTACTGCTGTTCTTACCCGCGTCTCCAAGGCTTCTATCAGGTCTTGGATCACGTATGGCTTGTGGGTCATCAACAGGAAACTCACCCAACTTTAACTGTGGGTGATCGGGACTCCAGCATTCATGGCAAGCCTTTAAGTTAGTAGTCTTCCCCTTTCGTATTATTTCTCTTAGTTCGCGTAACTTGTACTGGAATCCACAAATATCACATTCTGCGATAGCACGTTTTGTAGAAGCGAAGCGATTAGACATAGCCTATTTTTGGTACAAAACGCGCTGGCGTTTTTACACGATCCTCTTCTGCTGCGAGCTTAAATTGTTCTTCATACATATCTTTTAGCATAGGTATGCGAGGTGCTAGCTCTGGGTCTTTCATAGATATGTAATACGCTAGCCCCGCAACGAGACACGGTAGAAAACGAAAGCTCACGTCTGCTGTCTCCACACCACTACCAGCATCTTGAATCCTACGCATTCGGTAATACTTGAATATGTATTCGTTGTCTTTGTCTGGAACAGGCCACACATTTATTTTTGGGTTGGCTACAAGTCTTTCTACATAAACTTGTATCGGCCTACCTTGAGTCAGCTTGTTCGGTATAGACGCATAAGTGCTAACACTTATTCGACTTATGGTTAGATCAGACTGCGTATATTGGTTTCCACTATCTGTGCGTACAACCTGTTCTAGCAAGTCAATCGTGTCTGCGGGTAAGTCATACTGAGAAGTGCCTTTAACGAGAGTCACAGTGCCTTCATCAATAGTCCACAAGTTGATGCCACGGTTTTGCCACTCTATGGTCAACAAATTCATGGAGCGCCTAGCAGTGCGAAGATCATACCCAGAACGCATTTCACGGCCCGCACGTTCCCACGCTTCTTCAGCGATCTCCGTGAAGTCCATATCAAATGCTGTTGTTCCAGAAGTAGCCATCTATTTCTTCTTAGCTGATTTCTTAGGTGCAGCTTCTTTCTTAGGTGCAGGCTGTAATTCAGCTAACACCGCCTTAGCTTCTTCTTCGCTCATCAGGTTAGCGTTAACAATGTTATAGCTGCCGTCTTCATTCTTACTTCCAACTTGGAATACAGGCCGACCATCAGAAAAATTACCGTTTTGAAAAACTTCTAATTTAGCCACTCTTAGTACCTCTCACATACAAAGTTTTCTTTCTGCGGCCACCCATGACAGCTCCGCAACCCTTGTGATTTTCGCGAATCATGCCACCTTCTTTTGCTGTCCTCACCTTAGCTTTTGGCGTATTCGCAACCACTGTCTTGCCTTTTGCCCCAGCTTTTTTCTTCTTACGTGCTGTAGTGGCACGTTCAGCTTGGCTTAGTGACTGTGCTTTAGCTTTCGGTAAGCAACGGTCTGGGTTTTTCTTATCTTTCGACGTACCGCATGGCCCCTTGATCTTGCCATCGGTGCCAATACGAACCCACTGTTGATCTCGCCACTGTTTAAGCTGTCCCATTACTTTACCTTTCGTGCCCTGCGTATAGCCTCTTTGCCTCGTTTTGCAATGTCTGCTTGGGTATGTTTACCCGCTGCCTTGGCTCTTTGCTCTAACACTGTGAGTATCTGTATCTTTCTAGCAAAAGGCTTTCTTATCTTCTTGACCTTAGCTACGGTATCACGAGCATCTTGTGCAGTAGCGTACTTTATAGACACCGTATCTTTAGGGTTCTCATCCGTGTACAGCCTCCTGTCACTACCCTTTGGCTTTTTGCCTGTACCTACCTTGGGGTCTTTAGCCATCACTTCTTCTTTTTCTTACTGCCCTTGGCGTAGTTAGGATCTTTGCAATACTTAGAAGCTGCCATGTTTGCATAAGCAGACGGGTAGGTATCAAAAGTACGCTTAGCCCACGCCTTACCCTTCGGGCAGATTTTACCGCCCGACTTAACCTTACCGCCTGACTTATAGTAACGTCTCATCGCATCTTCGCTGGACGTACACCCTTACGGGCAATACCGGCACCGCGAACCTTCTGCTTAGTAGGCTTCTTCTTAGTAGCCATCTTAGACTTCATGCCACCTGCGGCGTAACCCTTGGTTTTCATGCCACCTTTAGCGTAACCCTTGGTTTTCATCATGCCGCCTTTGGCCTTGAACCCCATCTTGTTACGCACTTTTTTAGGTAGCTTCTTAAGACCCTTGTTACCCTCTGGCGCGTCTTTCAACCCTCCAGCCATGTAACCTTTGGTCTTCATGCCACCCTTCGCCATGCCTTTAGCTTTCATCTTGCCACCAGCTTTCATACCTTTGGCTTTCATCTTGGACTTCATCATTCCTCCTTTAGCAAACTTGCGCTCGCTCATAGGTCTAGCAGATCCTGTGCGTCTGACGCTTTTCTTTGGGTCTTTTTTCTTTGGTGGGCGCTTGCCGTCATTTTTATCCATGTAGTTAAGGTACTGGCGTAAACTCATGCCTGTATCAGTTAACTGTTCTCTAGTTACGTTAGCAAGCGTCCGCTTACCCATTGGCCCCTCTCTAGTAACATTTCTACTGCCTTTACCTGTTACTTGAGGTCTTTTTGTCACCTTGGGTGGAGCTGCAACTTTTGGAGTAGCCCTCGCATCTGCTTTAGGCTTAGTAGCTGTTTTGGTCACAGTCATGGCATCTGCTGTAGGCTTACTTCTCTCTAAGCTACTTTTAGTGCCTTTAGGTGGCCCTTTCGGATCCATCTCCTTAGCCACATTTCTGGGAAGAGATCTTGGTGTCC